AAAGTGCACCTCCCCAAAAGAGTATAAAAGAAAAAGCCATACGCAAAATTGCAGATGGCTTTTCACTTTCGTGGTCGGCGGTCTCGCCCTCTCAGTCTCACATTCGTTCGACAGATTCCCCTTTTTGTCGCTTGCGCGACATCTTCCCCAGCCGGGGGAAGTCTTTCCTCAAAGGGAGAGCCAAGGACATGACGGCAGCGCCGCTTCTTGCCTCTCCCTTTGGGAGAGGTGGCACGGCGTGAGCCGTGACGGAGAGGGCAATCCCGCTTTCTTTATAAAATTACCACTTCGCCTTGGTCTCCACCACGCGCCCGGCGACGTGCAGATGGTTCAGGTCTTCGCCCTTGATGACCAGCTCATTGTAGGCCGGGTTGAAGGGCTGCAGCACCACGCAGTTGCCGCGCTGGATGTAACGCTTCAGGGTGCCTTCGCCCTCGTCGCCGTAGATCAGCACGCCCAGGTCACCGTTCTCCAGCGTGTCCTGCTTGTGCACCAGCGCCAGGTCGCCGTCCTGGATGCGGGGCTCCATGCTGTCGCCGCGCACCACGAGGTAGAAGTAGTTGGCCGGGTCCTTCACGCGGGCGTACTCCTGGCCGTAGTCTTCCTCAAAGGCCAGCGCGCCGTAGCCCGCCTTCACCGTGCCGATGACCGGGATCAGGCTCTCAGAGTAGCTGCCGAAAAAGCGCTCCTCCGGGGCGGAAACGTTGCTCACCGGGCGGTACAGGCCCAGCAGATAGTCTGCCGTGGTGTTCAGCAGCTCTGCGATGCGGGCCACCGTGCCGGGGTCGGGAGAGGATTTGCCGCTTTCCCATTTGCCGACAGCCTGCTGGGTCACACCCAGTTTGGAAGCCAGCTCAGCCTGGCTGATGCCCTGCTTTTTGCGGCACTGCTTCAAAAGCTCTGAAAACGACATGGTAATTCTCCTTTTACACCTCTGGATGGGTTTTTGTTGTGTTTATTATACAACAAAAAGATGTTTCTGTAAAGGGTTTTTCCAAACTTTGACCCAGAAAGGTTGTGGCAAATTTGGGCATTTCCGGCTGGGGAGAAAAATTTGCGGCAAAGGCTTGACAGACGGGCACAAATCTGGTAAATTAAATAGGCATTCGACACGGCGTAAGGCGAGTGTCCACAAGGAGAGATGTCCGAGTGGTTTAAGGAAGCAGTCTTGAAAACTGCCGTGCGGCAACGCACCGTGGGTTCGAATCCCACTCTCTCCGCCATTTTTATTGAATAAGTGTATTGCACTTTGCTCTGGAGTAGTACTCAAGAGGTCGAAGAGGCGCCCCTGCTAAGGGCGTAGGTCGTCTAAACAACGGCGCGAGGGTTCAAATCCCTCCTACTCCGCCAAGAAAATCCCTCGTAGTTTCGTGGAAACTGCGGGGGATTTTCCATTTGTACAGAATGACCCCGTGCGAAAGAAAACGGATAAAATAGAAGAACTTCCAAACTACTACCATATTTTACTGCCAAACCATTATAACTACCAATGCGGGAAAATGCAACACTTTCCGACACATGGCAGCACGCGCAAACAAAAACAGCCCCGAGGGCCAGATGGCTCCCCGGGGCTGTTGCTATACTATGATTTTGTTGGCGTTAATATTTTCGTGATGCCACGAAAACATCACATATAGGTCTTCTGGCTGCGCACCTGCGCTTCGATCATCGGTTTCAGGTAGCTGTCGAGGTCGCCAAAGGTCTCCTTGATGAAGGTGATAGTCTCCTGCGTCAGGGCTTTCTTTGCTGCAGCCAGCGCGCGGTTGTAGGCAATGCGCTGCGCGTCCTCGTCGAACTTGTCCTGTTCCTTCAGGGCATCAACGTAGGTCTGGTTGACGTACTGGACGGCGTTGAACACCGCATTGGCGGCATTCTGGAGACAGTTCTGTGCGAACTTGTTGTTGATGTAACCGTTGGCAATGCTGACACCCTTGTTCAGGCCCCAGCCGAAAATGACGGTCATTGCGGGGATGCAGGCAGTGAGTGCGACTTTCAGAAATTCGTTCATAAGAGCTTATCCTTTCTGCTCGGTTTCCGAGCGCTGCTTTAAAATGTCCACGGCCTTGGTGATCACTGCTGGAATGGGCAGCCCCATCAAGCCCGCGTTTTCGATGATGGAAATGGTCTCATTGCAGATAAAGCCGATCACAACGGCATCCCGCACAAAGGTGGAGCCCATCACGGCATCCAGTCGGCAGGCCACCAGCACGATCAGCAGCGTTTCGCCCTTGCGGCACAGACCCTTCCAGCCTGCCCGGCTTTCCAGCGTGCCGCTTTTGGTCTTGGGGCTTTTGTGGAAAACGCCCGCGACCACAAGACCGGTGATGTAGTCGATAGCCATAAAGATGATGAGCGTCTGCAGCGCTGCGTCCCATCCGCCAAACAGGCTGGCAAACGCAGCGCCCAACGCACCCACGGCCATGCAGAAATAATCTTTCAAAACGTCACCCCCTCTCAGCCGGTCCACCGGCTCTTATTGGCGCGGGTATCCACATGCACCCAGCCCTTGGCGCGGCCCGTCTTGACCGGGTAGCGGCCCACGCCGCCCCATGCAGGCATCAGGCTCTCAGCATAGGCGGCCACGTCCTCGACGCTGGTGTCGGCCACCTGGATGTCTGCCGCACGGCCCAGCAGGTGCTGGCTGGATTTTGCGCCGCCCACTTTGGCGTTGTGCTCTGCGGTGCGGTAGCCGCTGGTGATGGTCACCGGCTTGCCGAAGTGCTCACGGATGCACTGCAGCAGCACCACAAGGCCTTCGTCCACCAGCACCGTGTCACTGCCATCGCGGCACCGAAATTCCCGGACGCGGAAACCCGGTGCCAGCTGCCGGGCACCGTCCTTTGCAAGGGAATACTGTTTGATTGCCATATGTACGTCCTTTCTCGGGTTACTTTTCCAGCGCGGCCTTGATGGCTTCGAGGTCGTCCGTAGTCAGGGCCGGGTAGTCTGCGGCGATGTCCTCAAAGGCTTCACCAGCAGTCAGCCGGATGCGGAATGCACGCACCATAATGCGCAGTTTCAGGTTGTTCAGAGTTTTCATATTAGTTCCCTCCAATCAAATCAGCCATCATTAAGATGATATCGTTGTTCGCGGTCTCCAGCGCGGCCACGCGGTCCGGCAGCTGCGCCGCCTGCTCGGCTTGCTTGCGGGCCTCCTCCTGTGCTGCGGCTGCTGCGGCCTCAGCCTGCGCCACAAGGTCCGGGCGCGGGGTGATGGCGGTCACGGTCGGCAGGCCGTCCCGCGCCTCAGTCGTGATGTCTGCGTAGGCGAGGACGCTCGGCAGGGCCATGCCCTCCGGGATGACGGCCCAGCCATCCGGGATAGGCGTGGTGCAGATGCCGTAGATCACCCGATGCTCGGGCTGTGTGGTGCAGTCAATAATGTTCATGTGTTACCTCCTATTACAGGTACTGGTAGCCGTACACGGTAAAGCGGTTTGCGCTGGAGCCGCCCGAGATGGACAGGGTGCCATCCGATGCAAAGGATACGGAGACCAGCGAGACATCGGCGCTTTCATTGTTAAAGTGAATGTAGTTGCTAATTGTCTCATAGCCTGAAGTTGCGAGGCCTGTAAGCGCCACAGCTGCGGAGCCCCCGCGTGCGACCTTTGCATGCCCGAAATCCGCAGACACTCCAAGAGTAGTCCCTACTGTAACCGTGTAATCAGAAGTATTCGTATACCCTCTACCATTCCGCCCCATCGCCGGAATCGCCGAAACAATTTCAACGTAATCCACCGTGCTAGGAATCGTCATCGTGGTGGTGCCGCCGGTGCAGACGCCTGCACCGCTAAAAACAAGTTTACCGTCCATACCAATAATCCTTTCTAAGCGTGTGATTTTCGCCGCAGGGTCATAGCCCAGAGCGGCGCTGATTTTGTCCGCGGTCAGTGCAAATTTGGTGTCGGCCTCGGTCTTGCTGTACGCGCTGCCCTCCTTGATCTCCGCGTTGAGGACTGCCAGCTGTGCACGCAGCTGCGTCTCAAGGTCAGCCTGCGCCGCCCGCCACTGGGCGATGAGCTGCGCTGTCGGGATGCTGGTCACTCCGTCCCGCATGACGCCGCAGACGGTCTCGTCCGCGCGGGTGTCGGTGACGTCGGCGGCTGAAATAGCGGCGCTGCCTGCGGGTACAGAGATCGTGCACAGGCCCAGCTCATACTGGTTGTGGGTCTGCAGAATGTCGGGCGGCTGGGCAGCCACGGCAGGCGTGCCGGTCTTGAGCCGGATGGCGGTGAGGTTGGATGCCGTGTCGAACTGCAGCACTACCCGGTCCACCCGGTTGAGGGTGTTGTCGGCATCGGGTACAGTCAGCACCGTGTCTTCCCGGCTACAGACGGACACGCCCTTGAAGTCGTCGTAGTTCATCCAGGCAAGGCCCGGCGCAATGGTGACCTGCCGGGTTCCGGTGATGCTGGCAGCGAAATTGCTGTCCTTCGCGTAGACACCGGAGGTGCGGGTGCACAGGTAGGTGGCCACATCTTCGGCGCTGTAGGTCACACCGTCCAGCGGATAGGTAATGATGCTCATGTGTTTTTCCTCCTGAGGATGGGCGTGCCGATCTCGGTGGTAACCGAGTTCTCGCCTTTCTGAGATTGCAGGGTGACTGCCGTGATGCGGGCCGCCGCCTGGATATCCGTGCCGGGCAGGCTGGCCGCCACCACTTTGCCCACGGTAACGGGGCCGGTGGGGGTAAAGCGGAAGTTTTCCAGCCGCTGGTGTTTTGCCAGCTCCTGCTCGCCCAGCGTGCGCAGGGCTGCCAGGTAATCCGCCTGGGACTGGCTGTCCTCTTTTTTCTTGCTGGAGGCGTCCAGCAGCATCTCCCGCCGGGCCGCGCCGGTGTTGCCGGTAGCCCCGACGGTCACTGTTCCGTCTGCGCCCACGACCGTACAGATGTTTTTGTAGTCCGTGATGCTCTCGGTGTAGGTCAGGTCGGTCAGGTTGCCGTACTGCGGCGCATACCGGGCGTTGGGGTCCAGTTTGGGCCGGTACAGCTCAAACAGCAGCTTTTTCTGCGGCTGGTCGAACCGCACCCGGAAGCCGATGTCCAGCTCCTGACACACCTGCTCGGCGATGGAGAGCAGGCTGCCGGGCTTGACTTCGCCGGTGTAGGTGTCGGTCAGGCCTGCAGCGTCGCCCAGTTCCAGACAGGGCCATGCGGTCCCGGACACCAGACCACGCAGCGTGTTCTCCACGGCAAAGCTGCTCAGCGTTCCCGTGCTGATCCGCTCGTCGAGGATGCAGGCGGCATCCTTTGTGGAGATGACCAGTTTGTGGTCGGCCTTCTGGGCAGATACGATGCGCATGAGCCGGTCACTGCCGATGAGCCAGAGATACCGGTCCGGGCGGCAAAGCGCCTGCAGGGCGGTGGTGTCGTGGAGCTCCAGCTGGGCCCCCTGCACATTGCTGTAGACGTTATAGCGCTCCGGCCACACCAGAGACACCCAGCTCTCGATGCGCCCCAGCGGCTGCAGCTGGGCATTGTAAACGCAGATGCTTTTGTGCCCGGATACTGTCAGGGCGGATGTAATATCAGCCATGGGTTTCCTCCGTGATGATCGTAGTGAATGCCGCGTGCATGGTCAGCGACAGAAACAGCCAGCTGTCACCGGAATCCGCCGTGCGCTGCCATGCTTGCGCCCCGTGATATACGGTCCAGAGGTCGCTGCTCTCGTCCAGCACGGCAAAGACGTCGTAGTTTTTGCCGTCGATGACCTGCTCCACCCGGAGCTGGCCGTTTTCCCGGTAGACCTGCAGCTCGTCGCCGTCCTGCAGGGTCGTGACGAAGCGCAGAGATTCGCCCGTTTCCGGGTTGATGACACCGGGGTTGACCACATCGCCGCGGGCGGTCAGCGAGAGCTTCCAGTTCTGGGTGTCCAGACCAGCGTTGAGGATGCGGATGTAGCTGGCCTGCTCCCGGATGCCGTACTGGTGCGAGGTGTAGCACGCAGGCAGCCGGAACACGGGCGTCACCTTAATGGTCGCGGCCAGCGTTTCGGTTACACTGTGCCAGTAGGGGTTCGGGCAGTACAGCTGAAAACTGAACGTCGGCCAGCGCAGCGCAGCACTGATGGCCGGGCAGCGCTGCACCTCGGCGTCGCAGTAATACTTCCCGGCCACGGTGAGCCGCCCGGTGACGGATGGTGCAAAGATGTCCCGCAGCTGACGCTTGCAGTAATCGGCGTTGCGCAGGATGCGGCCGGTGATGGTGCGGGTGACGCCGGAAATGCTCCGGCTCTCCACTGTCGCGCCCACCTGCTGGTAGCCCTGGCTGGTCTCCAGATCCACGGGCAGGTCGCCCAGCGGGTCACAGCTCCAGAGCACACCGGCAGCATAGCCAAAGGCGAAGCTCTGGCCGTCACTGGTGGTAAAAACGGCATCAAACACCCTGCAGCACCGCCCTTTCCTGCTCATACTGCGCTTCACGCATCAGGTCAGCGGCCGTCTGCGCTTTGCTGTAGATATACTGGTTCACTTCGATGTTGGGCCGCTGCTGGCGCTGAGGCAGGGGCGATGTTTTCTCATAATCCCACAATGTGCTGGATGCGCCGGTGACGGTGCTGCCTGCAGTGCCGGACGTGCCGGTGACGGGGCTCTTTTTGAAGGAGCCGCCGATGCTGGCCACGATGGCCGCAATGGTGGCCGCCAGAGCCACACCGGCCGCGATCATCAAAATCGCCTGCGGGGCACCGAAGCCCGTCGGGAACAGTGCCGCACCGATGGCCTGCAGCATGCCAACAAAGGCAGAGCCGATGGAGCCGATCAGGCTGCCCAGCGATGCGAGGATGGACGGGAAGCTGGAGAGCAGCCCGCCCTGCAGGCCCTTGCTGATGGCCGTGGCTGCCGCAGTGAGCGGAGTCTTCAGGCCGGAGAAGATATCAGTCAAGGTGCCGCCCAGGCCGGAGAAGCGGCTGACGACCTCTCCGAGGCCGCTGGTCAGACCGTCGCAGATCTGGCCGCCCAGTTTCCAGGCACCGTTCGCCAGCTGGCTGACGCCCTGTTTCAGCACGCCGTTCACCTGCCGGATGAGGGCCTTGCCGGTGTCGTCGATGAGCTGCTTGGTCTCCGGCGCAAGGCCATTGTACAGGGTGGACAGCACCCACTTGCCGACAGACTGCCAGTCCTGCTTCTTCACCGCTGTCACCAGCGTGTCGAAGGTGCCCAGCACACCCTTCTCGGCTTCTTCCTGCCAGCCCTTCGTCAGGCCGGAAAAGCTGTCAGCACTGGCCCGTTTGATGGTCTCAGCAACGGATTCGGTGCCGTCGGCGGCAATGGTCCTGGCGCGCTCCACCGTCACGAGCATCCCGTTCAGCACCTCGGTCTGCGTCTCGGTGATGACCTGCTTTTGCTGGGTCGTTCCGTCGGTGAGCGTCTCGGTGACAGTTTTGGTGTTGGTCTGGATGCCGTCCACCACAGCATCAAAGGTCGAAGTGACCGAGAGGGCCGTCTCGCGGACGGTCTCCATGGTCTGCTGGATGGTCTTCTTGCCGTCCGCGCCGATGGTCGTCACCGTCTTGATGTCCTTCAGGAGGCCATTCACCATCTGGCGGCTGGTCTCGGTGATGACTTTTTTCTGCTGACGCGTGCCGTCGGAGAGGAGTTCGTTCGTGGTCTGGGTGGTGCGGGTGACCTTGCCCAGCATTTCGGTCACGGTGTCAGAGTAGGACTCGACCGCCGACGCTGCCTTCTGCGCGGCTGTCTTGGTCTTCTTGCTGGATGCGGCCGCCGCGTCGCCGGATTTGGTGTAGGCCGGGATAGCGATATCCGCCATATCCTGGGCACTGTCGGCGAGGTCGGAGTTCGCGCCGATCCAGTCATTCAGGCCGGAATCATCGCCGCTGGCGGTCTCGGCCAGGTCGAGACCTGCCGTGACAGCAGTGGCCACCGACCCGGCACCGGTCAGACCGTTGATGAAGTTCTGGATCGCGGTTTTTGCCAGCTGGAACAACTTTCCGGGCAGCTCCCACAGCCACTTCAGGGCGCTGGAAAAGCCACCCTTGAAGGCCGCCAGCAGGCTGGAGCCCATGCTCTTGACACCACTTGCGATGTGGGTGAGCAGGCTTTTGCCGATGTTCAGCCAGTTGACGGCCGAAATGACCGAGAGCACCGCCTGTAAAATCTTCTTCCAGTTTGCCAGCAGGTCGGGCACCGCCTTGCCGATGCCAACCACCAGCTGCACGATGAGCGAGACGCCCTGCGCAAGGATCTTCGGCATGTTGTCGTTGATGATGCCGCAGATGTTGATGATGATATCGGGCACATAGGCGATCAGGTCCGGTAGGCCCGCGATCAGGCCGTTCACAAGCTGGGTGATCATGTTCAGGCCCGCATTCACGAATTCGCCCGCGTTGGCGCGCAGCTCCTCAGTGAAAGAGAGCAGCTGCGGCAGGGCATTGGACAGAAAATCCGGGATGCCCTGCGCAAAGCCCTCGGCCAGCGAGTTGAGCAGATCGGTGCCGGACTGCAAGATCGTCGGGACCAGCGTATACACCAGCTGCGGGATGCCCTGCAGCATATTGCCGATCATGGGCAGCAGGTTACCCTCCAGGAAGGTCTGCGCCGTGTCGGCCAGCGCCTGCAGCGGCTCTGTCAGGTCCGCACCGGTGGACCACGCTGCCAGCACGTTTTCAGCCGCGGCTTTCATGGAAGCAAAGCTGCCGGTCAGGGTGGTGGACGCCTCCTTGGCTGTGGTGCCGGTGATGTCCATCTCCTGTTGGATGACGTGGATGGCGCTGTACATGTCGGCCAGGTTGCCCAGGTCGTACTTGACGCCGGAGATCTTCTCTGCGTCCTTCAGCAGGCGCTGCATTTCAGCCTGCGTGCCGCCGTAGCCCAGCTTCAGGTTGTCCAGCATGGTATAGTTCTGCTTTGCAAAGCCCTGATAGGCGTTCTGGATATCCTGCATATCCGTGCCCATCTTATTGGCATTATCAGCCATGTCCACCATGGCCATGTTGGCCAGCTGGGCTGCAGCATTGGTGTCGTGGCTTACGCTGGACAGCAGGCTGGCTGCAAAGCTGGTGGTCTGCTCCATGTAATCGTTGGCGGACAGGCCCACAGTCTTATAGGCTTGGGCGGCATAGGACTTGACGGTGTCGGCGCTGTCTTTGAACAGCGTCTCCACGCCGCCCAGGCTCTGCTGCAGTGCACCGCCCAGGTTGAGGGATTCCGAGATGAGCTTGCCGATGCCTGCCGCAGCCACGACCTTTTTGATCGTGCCGACCAGCTGTGCACCGATGCTCTGGCCGGTCTTTTCGCCCAGGCCGTCGGTCTCCTCGCCGAAAATGTCGGTCAGCGCAGCACGGATGCCCTGCGCCGAGGGCACGATCTGCACATAGGCTTTCGCCATTTCAATGCCTTCCGACATTGTCAACCACCTCCTTTCAGGGCCGCAAGAGCGGCATCAAATGCTTCCGGGCTGTCGTAGCTCTGCACATTGCCGTCGTCTCCGGCGGAAATGCCCATCAGGTCGGCCACCACAGAGGGCGGCTTCGATGCATCGCTGTGCAGCCACCAGACCACCTGGGTCAGGCGGTCCGCAGCATAAGCCTGCAGCTCCGTGGAAAAGGGCACGGTCCGGCCATGCACCCGCATCAGGCTGCGGCTGTCCTCCGGCAGACCGGCGGCCAGGGTGGCCGCCAGACGCAGCGGCAGGCTGCGCCAGCTCAGCACATGGTAATACTGCGCAAAATCGCAGATGAGGGCATCCTCGTCCGACGCGATCAGTTCGGCGAGGATGCAGAGTTTTTTCCGGCCTTGAAGCTGGTGAGCAGCTCATTCAGCGCCTTGTCGAGGGCACTCATGGGGACAATGCCCTTCTCATTGCGCAGGTGGTCGTACAGGCGCGCCTTGTTCTCCGGCGTCAGCATCCGGTCGCGCAGGACAAAAAAGGCCGAGGGGTCCTTGCCCAGCCTGGTCATAGCTTCGATCATTTCCGCGTCGTCCAGGAAATTCTCGTCCAGCTCGATTTCAAAGCCATCGTTCGTTTTTGCAGTGATCATGCCTGTGCCTCCTTGTTACTTGCGGTGTTCTTGACGGACTGGGTCACGGCCTTGCTGCCGCTGGCAGACTGAGCTGCTTCTGCCGCGATGATGTACTCGTAGTGGGTGTTGCCCTTATCGTCCGGTACGGCGGTGATGGTGGTGTTGTAGCCCACCGCACCGTTGGAGTAGGTAATGTCGCCCACCGCGGTGACGGCGGCGTCCGGGATGACGATGCGCTTGAGCGCGCCGTTCTTCATGACCATCTCCACGACCCAGGAGCAGTCCTTCTGCTCGGAGGAGTTCGCTTTGACCGTGATGCCGGCCTCCAGTGTGCCGGTGACGTTGTCGTCGCCGTACACGGACTTCAGCACAGCCGTGCTCAACGCTTCCAGCAGGGTGTAAGCGAAGGTGTCAGGCTTTTCGGTCTGCTGGGTCAGCACGGTGTCACCGCCCCAGGCGGTGGTGTTCTCGCTGGAGGGCGAGTTCGAGTTGGTCAGGCCGTCGCTGGAAATGTAGCCCAGCGACTGGAAGGCTTTGTCCAGCTCAGACTTTGCGTCCGTGGGCAGCGGGGTGCCCAGCGGGGCACGCCAGACCGCGCCGCCGACCTTGGGCTTTGCAGCAGTTACGTTCTTTGCATCCATAGAAATGCTTCCTTTCGTCAGTAATGTGTAACAGAAAAAACGGCCTGATAGCGGGGCCGTTTGCGTGTGGCATCCGGGAAATTGTACTCAGTGACAAGGTTGCAGGAGACGACCTCGGGCAGCGTGTCGGCAGCCTGCATGGCCTGCACCACAAAATGGCTCAGCTGGGCGGCAGAAAAGTCGCTGCGGCCGTAGGACTGCACCGCCAGCGTGGCTGTGTAAACGCCTTCGTCGTGGCTGTCGCCGGTCTTTTCCAGGATACAAAAATTGCCGGAGGGGTTCTCCGGCATGGACATGTAACAGGGAAAAGCATTTTTCCGCAGGTAGTTCAGGATGATTTCTTCGATCATTTCTTTCGCTGGTAGCTCCTCACGGTGATCACTCTGCCGTCCTTCAGGTGGCGCTTGTGCTCATGCACCACCGCACCGGAACGGCTGGAAGAAACGGCTTTCAGCAGCGTGTTGTTGGCCGAGTTGTCGGTGTAGGCAGCTGCAGAGGTGGTCTCCACCACGGCCACAGCGCGGGTCTGGGCTACATAGGCCTCATACCCGTCGCCGCAGCGGTCTTTCACGGTGTCGGCGCGGTCTTTGAGCACAGCCTGCATCTCCGGGGAGCGCAGCAGGGCGCGGACGCCGGGGCTGTTCAGCTCGATTTTGACCTTAGCCATAGCGCTCGACCTTCACTTTCTTGTTCCAGTCCAGCGGCACGAGTTCCTCAATGTACTGCTGTACACCGCCGTAGGTGCGCCATTTCTGGCCGAAAAATTCAACGGTAACATCATCCCAGTTATGGGCATCGCCTTTCGGGATGCACAGCTCATAGGCGAGATGATGGCCGTTCAGCTGCAGGTCGGTCGTCACAGCGGAAGCATCTGCCGGAGTGACCAGCACATTCTCCACCGTGACCGGCGTTTCTGCGTAGATGGGGTCATGGAAGCGGTCCTCACCGGTCTGGGTCTTCTCGTACAAGGTGACAGGAATGCCCTTAATCCACGGCATAAGGTTCGATCACTCCGATCCGCTGGCGGCGCAGGCCCAGCCGGGCCAGCTCCGATTTTTTGATGAACAGGCCGCCGCCGGGCACCAGAAAAGAGCCGGAAGCGGAATACCCGCCTGCCGACTGGGTGAACTGGGTCATAGGCTCCTGATTCGTGCTGGTCATGAGGGTGCGGGCCACCACATCCACCGTGACGCTCTTGGCTACAATGGCCAGCGACGGGTCAGCAGCCACAAGGGCAGACAGGTCTTTGCCAACCTTGCGGGCTTCCACATCCAGACTGGCCGAGACCACCTCCAACAAGGGAGAAGCCCGGGCCTGTTCGGCGGCGGTCATGGGACGCCACAACGCCGCCAGATCTTCCAGTGTCGCGTAGGTCATTCGGCGGCCTCCGCTTTCTCCTTATCGGTCTTGGTGGTTTTGGATGCCTTGACCGGCTCCCAGTCACCGCCGGAAATGCGGCAGGGCGTCTCGATCACCGCGCCGGTCTTTTTGTTGCGATACTGCATGATGACTCCTCCTTATGCACTGGCCTTGATGTGAGCGAACGCGGCGGCATCCAGGATGCCCCAGCCAATGTAGGCTTCGCCGCGCAGATACACCTGATTGTGGCCCTTCAGGTCGCCCAGCGTGGTATCGTTGTCAGGGTTGCCGTACTGGATGACCTCAATGGGGATCTCCTTGGCATAGCCCCACTTGAAGCAGTTGGTGAAATCGCCTACCAGCGCACGGTCCAGGCTGGAGCCGGAGGACAGGTTGGAGGTGGACTCGACGCGCAGGCCGTTCACCTCGCCGGGATTGGCACCCCAGGCCAGCTGCGGATACAGCTTTGCGCCGTCGGTGGTGGTCTGGGCGGCCAGTGCACTCTTGAAGCTGGGTGCCAGGATCATACCGGTCACGTCGCGCTCTGCGCCCTGTACCAGAGCAATGGCGGCTTCCACGTTGGTATCGGGCTTATCGCTGGCCGCAATGGTCACGGCCTGCGTGACCTTTTTGTCGAAATGATTGTCGCCGATGACAGAAGATGCCGTGCCGGTGCGCGGATTGACGCCGTGAAGGGCCATCAGATCCAGACCCTTTGCCACCTTCTTTGCGAAACCATCCGCGAAAGCTTCCAGAACGTTCATCTGGTACTCCTCGGAAGCGTACAGGAATTCATCCGACACGCGGGCACCGTACTCGACCTTCAGCGGCAGAATGGTGATGGAATCCACGGTCGCACCGCCCTTGGTCTTGGCACCGTTCTCAGCCACAATGTCCACTTCCTTGTCCAGCGTGAAGGTGAACTCCTTCATGCCATTGAACGGAATGGGCGTTGCGCCGCAGAGCTTCGCCAGCGCGGATGCGCCGGTGGTCTTCTGGATGAAGCCGGGCACCAGCTCGGCGGGAAACAGGGAACCTTTGCTCAGAATATCAGGCATTGTAAAATCTCCTTTAGTCGTTGTTCATCAGCTGGTTGGTGAAGGTGCGCAGGGCGTCGCGCGTGCTGCCGCCGCTGGGGTCCGGGTCGCCGCGCGACGGTGCACGCGGGTTCTTGGGCTTGAGCAGCTTCAGCAGGCTCTGGGCGTCCTTGCGGATATCAGCCTCGGTGGAGCCGTTCAGCCGCGAGGACATCTCGAACGGCAGACCGACCTCATGGGCGATGCGGGACTTGAGGGCGTCCGTCTCGTAGGTCTGGATACGGGCATTCAGATCTGCGTTCTGCGCCTTCAGGTCGTCGTAATCGGCATAGGGCGCGAGACGGTCTGCGACCGCTGCGTCGAATGCTTCCTGCGTGGTAATGGGTTCAAATGCTTCTGCCATAGAAAAACTCCTTTCGTTCTGGCAAACAAAAACAGGCCCGTGTGGCCTGTCAATAGCTGGTGCGCTGGCGGCGCTTCGCCTTGCCCTCGGCGCATTGCCAGTGGGCAAGGATGACGCTGTCCAGCAGTTCGATGTGGCCGCCCTCGGTCAGAGAGCGGTAGCCGAAGCCGCCGTTGGAGCCGATGGCCCGCTTTTCGCAGTTGGACGCAGCCTGCGCAAGGCCGGGCTGCCCGGCGTGGCACAGGGTCTTTGCGAAAAGGGCCTGTTCAAAGGCGGCGTTGGCTGTGATGACCTGCTTGACCGTCGGCAGGATGGGCGCTTTGAGGTGTGCGGCTTTTATGGCGTCGGCCAAAAGCTGCTGCCCGCTGGCACCGTCCACCGTCACGGCAGCGAGGTCGGCTTTTGATAAAAAATCGAGGAGCCACCCGCTGCCTGCCCGGGTGGGGCGGCAGTCGATGGCTTCCACGAAGATGGTGTTGTCTTTGGTGCGGCACGCGACGGCCAGCGCACAGCTGGTGCCGTCGGTGCTGAACTTGATGCCGGCATACAGCTTGCCGGTGAGCTTGGGCAGGACATCTGTTTTCAGTTCATCCCACTCGGCGCGGCTGATGGCCGATTTGAGATTGTAGCGCAGCCACAGGCCCAGACGCTGGATGTTGAAGTCGATGGGGTCATCGCCGATTTCATCTGCCACGCTGCGCTCGGTGAAGATGGTGCCGAGACTGGGGTTCGTGCGGTACCACGCTTCCACGTCGTGGGGGTCGGTCTGCTGCTCCACGCTCCATTCGGCCCAGCCGGTATTCTGGGTGTCGCCCCGCAGGGCAGCATTGCGCATTTTCAGGAACACCGTGCCGGAGGAGACCGGCGTGGGCGGGGTGCCGCAGAACAGGGTCTGCGGGTTCTCGCTGTCGGTGACCACATACTTCAGGGCGCTGGCCTGATCGTCGGTGTACTCCTGCGCTTCGTCCACCACCAGCAGATCAAAGCCCTCGCCCAGACCGCCCTTGGAAGAACGGGTGCGGAACTCAATGCGGCCTTCGCCATCTTCCAGCTGGATGTGCTCGCGGCCTACCGCCTGGATGGACTTGTACGGGATCTTCGCCTTGTCCAGCAGATGGCACAGACGCTCCCATGCCGCCCGGGAGGTTGTGGTGCGGTGGGCGGTGTGCAGGATGCTCTCGCCCTGCTGCAGGCCGTACAGCTCCCGGATGGCGGCGATCTCGTTTTTGCCGTTGCGGCGGGGCACGGCATAGCCAAACTTGGTATGCACCCACAGATCATCCTCGTTGCGGGCAAGGATGTCATACAGGAGCAGCTCCTGCCATTGCTGGGCGGTGCGGCCGGTGGTGTTGTACAGGTCGATAGCATCCTGCCCGAGGGTCTTTGTGTAGGGTAGCACCACAGCGGCGGTAGGCGTCTGACGGCCCAGCCGCACATCGGCTGCCTGTTTTCGCGTCCGCGGCATGGTGGGCTGGCTTCCTCCTTCTTAGATATTGACGGCAAATCGAAAATATGGTATATAATAAATAGAGGTGCGCCTCCGCTATATGGTGGGGGCTCGACACCTCTATTTTTTTGCAATAAAATGCTGAACGGTGAGCAATGTATCTTTGCATATAACAAGGATATCCACGTCTTGCGTTGCGCTGGCAGTCAGCCTTTTTCGAAGAACTTCTTTCAACAAATCAACAGAAATCGTGTTCTGCCCATAGTTCAAGATAATGCCACCAGGATTCTCTTGAATTTGTTTCAGCCCATGCCGGACAGCACTGTTTGCGGATTTTTCGGTGGACGCTGTTTTTAAATCCCAGAGCTTTCCGTTCCAGATATAGTCCGGTGTCATCGCCTTATAATTATTTGCCTCGTTCAACAGCACAATGTCGCCGCCCAGATGGTCGTGCAGCCATTGTGCTGTTTTTACTTCATCGGCATGGCGCACCATGTCATAGCCGGTGTCATATGTAATGGATCCAATGCCCGGCGTGGCTGCCCGCAGATATTCCGGCAGGACATTCTGCAGCGGATCTTCTTTGGGCAGGCGCACTTTATTCGGAAGCGGCGTTTCCGTGAACTCTCTGCGCGCCTGAAGAACTTCCGGCTCCTCTGTCCATGTTTTGTTCCACACGTTCTGCCGCCTGCCCTCGCCGGGGTCGTATTCTACCCGGCAGCGGCAGCGCTCGTGGCGGCGGTAAACATCCTTCGGCACATGCGGGTAATCGTAAGTCCCGGCCAGTGCGCTGCACCACTTGCAGCAGTGGCTTTCGGCGGTGCGGATGACCCGGGGCTGCAGCCCGGCCTTGCCCTGAAACGAAACGTTCTTTTCAAGGGTGTCGTCCACCACCATGCGGGAGAAGGTGCGCACCGGTTCATCCAGTACCCACGCCGCATCCTTGAAGCGTTCTGCTTCGGACAGCTTATTCAGCAGGCCATTCACAGCGTCGGTGTTGAGCGCGGCATGCTGCGGGGCGATGCCGATGCCCGCCTGCTGGTTCAAAGCCAGCTGCACGGCAGCGGAAGCGTCCGCGATCAGGGCGTGGTCTTCTTCCAGCAGCGGGCGCACGACCCGGTCAGCAATGTTCCAGTAGAGCTTTCCGTCCGGCAGAATGTCGGCGGTCAGATTGCGGCGGAAGGCTTCGGCCAGCGCCGCACCCACACGCTCGGCATAGTCAGCAGCGGCAGCATAGGTATCGGCAGCAGGCGCTTCGTCGCCCAGCAGGGAGAGAAAGTCAGCCCGGATACGTTCCAGCAGCGCCGGGGCGATGTCTTTTTCGTCCATAGGCACCTCAGTTCTCGGTGCGGATGCCGGTCAGGTCGCGCAGATTCTCCTTGCCGAAGTAGCCCGGGATGGCGGTGTTGATCTTGCCCACGGCGTCACCGATGCCGGACAGCGTGGCGGCGTCCGGCTCGAACACCGGTTCCCACACGGGGCGGGTCAGGTAAAGCTGCTGGCGCTGGTAGGCAAAATCATCCCGCACGCAGGCAGCAAGGTATCCGGCATTCAAAAAGCCGCTGCCGAAGGTGCGCTGCGCCTTGCGGGCGGCTAGGCGCAGGCTCTCGTGGCTGGATTTGATGGCTTCGGCGCTGCTTGGATTGTCGGTGACAAAACCCAGGTCATCCAGCGTCAGGCCGGTCTCACCTGCGAATAGTGCAGCAAAGGTGCGCAGCTGTTCGGTGTAAGGACTCATGCTCTGCTGGGTGAACTGGCCCACCACCGGGTGGTCGCCGTCTTCGTCCTTTGTGATCTCCAACAGGCTGGAAATGGTGGCTTTCCATTTGTCCAGCTGGTCGGCTTCGTTGGAGGTGCCCAGCACATATTTCTGCGGGAAGGAATAGAACTCGGCGCTGATCTCGCTGCGCTTGAGGGTGCGCAGGGCACCCTGCTGCAATCCCATGCAGGCGCGGGAAATGCGGCTGTGCCCGAAGGGACGTTTTGCGTCCGGGCGGTATACGATGGGCACCAGCAGCGGGGCCGGTGCAGGGTTCGTCACCTGATACGGTTTCTCGCCTTTGGGGTAGTACCATGTACTGCCTGCGGTGAAGTAGGCTTCCAGCGTGGGCGTGCCGGTGTCGGGAGCGCTTTCCAGCACGGCATAGCCTTCCTTCAGCAAGCCGGTCACATCGTCCATCACACCGGTGGCATTTGCGCCGTCGATGACCTGCATCTGCGGGAAACCGCTGTCCTCATCCTTGTGGATGTACACAAAGCAGCAGCTGGAAATGAGCGCGGACAGCACGGCACTGTCAAACAGCACATCCGCGTTGTTCATGCGATAGATGGTGTTCAGGTCGAAGTTATCCTCCCGGAATTCCCGCCAGACCAGACGGTCGGCCAGCGTGTCCACAGCCTTGCCGCACCAGCCCAGCACTTCCGTGAAGGAGCGGAACTCCGGCGGCGTGACCATACCGAAGTCTTTGACAGCGTTTTTCATCTCATAGTATTTGTAGCGGGTCTGCACCCGCACCCGCTTTTGCAGCAGGCGGCGGCGCAGGTACGCCATGCCTTTCAGATCGCTCATAGGGCGGTGCTTTCTCCTTTCGCGAGAAAATATTCACAGTACGGTACGGGAAGGTCAGAGGGCACCCGGGGAGGGGGGCATCCCCCCCTATCCATGGTTTGCGTGTCCGTGGTTCTGCAGGCTGTCTCAGCGGCTACGGTAAGCCGCCCAGTCAGTACTCAGCGGCAGGGTCAGGGCGGCGTCTGTGTCCGGCTCGGTCTGTTTTTCCACAGGTGTAAACAGCTTGTCGCTTTTCTGTCGGTTGCACCAGAAATGCGCCAGCTGCAGATTTGCAAGGTCGCTGGGGTGGCCGCCTTTGGCGACTGGGATGATGTGGTCGATGCACGGCGAAAGCGGATGCGGAAACTTATAACTGAAATCCACAGGCTTGCCGCAGATGCCGCACACGGTTTGTGTGGCATAAATTTTCTTTTTGTTGCGCTCAAAGGCCAGACGGTGTGTGCCGTCCCGGTCTGGGCGCGTAACAGTCTTTGGCATGTGCAGCTCCTTGTGGTCGGATGGCCTGCCGTCTCTCATGGGGAGAGGGACTTTTGCAGGTGGGGGTGTTTCAAAGGGAGAGGGATAAAACGCCCCCGAGGTGCTTTGCAGGCCCGGGGTATGAAAAAAGCCGCCCGGATGGACGGCTCGGAAATATCAAAGAAACCCGGCTGGTACATTCAGGCTGTTGGTCGGTAGGTGATCCTCTGTGTCAGCCGGGCAGCACAAAGCCCGCAGGATTGAAGGGAGTAAACCTTTCCTGCGGGCTCTTGCGATGATACTATTTTACCATGAAATCAGAGACATGTCACTGACGTCGTACTGACGTTTTACTGACATCTGTTACAGTTCCAGAGTGTCCACACCTTTGCGGTGGTGGCGGTAGACCTGCCGCACGCAGATGCTCATTTTCTGTGCAATCTGCTCCCAGTCTAGGAAACGGAGATACTTTAGCCGCAGCACCTCGTAATCCTTTGGGTCGTCTATATCTTCCAGCCGGGCCATAAGTTCGGCGTGGAGGTCATCACACAGCATGATCTGTGCATTCAAAGCCTTCTGAGCACGCTCAATACGTTCTACGGTTCGTGCCAGGCTTTGTCCATCGCTGTTACCGCCTGGCATTCCGGTTAACTGCTGCGTGGTACAGCCGGTATCATGTTCTGCTTCATCTAAATCATCTCGCAGGTGCTTGGCCTTTACCATAGCATCCCCGTACCGACTGAGCCAGCGTCTTTTTTCTTCGTAGGTCATCCCATCGCCTCCACCCGGACGAACACGCCGCAGGGGTCCGACCAGAATTTTTCTACGATCTCGCTGCACACCTGGGCATCGTCGGCCCAGAAGTGCAGGCGGGTCATCTCGTCCTTGAGGGCCTTTTCCAGATTGTCGGTGTCCGGCTTGCTGGTGCGCCATGTGCCGTCCGGGTGCCGCCCCTCGGTGGGAAAACACCACTTGACCAGCAGGCGCACCGGCTTGCCCGCAGGAATAGGCTGCTGCGGCGCGTGTGGCGCGAGATAGGCGTGGAGCTTGGCACGGGCGGCTTTCAGTTCTGGGCTGTCGTGCAGCACCGCGTGCGGCTGCTCGCCCTTCATGTAAGCGTGCAGCTGTTTTGCATTGTGGGTAGTGGTGGGCGGCTGCATGGGAATAAAGAATTGCGTGTACATGGGGTTCACCTCGTTCTTTCTTTTTCTGATATGCGCCAACGTGATGGGGAGGGTCCCCGAATGGATGGGGGCTGTGGTTGCCCCATCCTTCGGGATACCCCATCACACACGGACGGATTTTTGTATATTATATATAGGCTATTTTCCGTCCCGGATTCGGAAAAATAGCCGCTATTTTCCGAAATCCGTAAGCGGATGCGGATTTGTGATAGCCGCTATTTTACCGTTTTTGTACGTTGCGTAAAACGAAATATTGCAGGCTGTAATTTACCCTGCGCTGCCGGGTTCCTTGCGGCCGATGTCCGCGCCGTCGATCCAGAAACCACCGTCCGCTTTCAGACGGCGGCGCACGGTGTCCGGTTTCAGGCCCATATACTCCGCCATGGAGTAGACTGTCACCTTGCCGTCCATCATGCAGGCTTCAAAGGCGGTGTCCAGTTCGGCCTTTTTGTCCTTGGTCACCTTGCCTTTATCGCCCCAGCGCTTGGCGGCACCGCGGCTGCCCAGCGTCCTGAAATCGCTGTCCAGCTGCAGGTCCTCCAGCAGGCCGGTGTCCGGCTTGTGCACGGGGTAGTCGAACCAGAGATTCACCGGGTCAAAGCGGGCGAACTCGCGCAGGGTGCCCTCGATGCGCCATGCGGTCATGCCGTCGGCCATTTTCTCGGCAGCGGTCACGTCGGCGTCGATGGCCCGAAGATCCGCAAGGCCTAGCTTTTCCTTTGCAATGGTCAGCATCCGGTGGCGGCTGAGGGCGTCGTCCGGGCCGTAGGCGTCCGCATGGCCGCGCTTGTCCAGCATGGCCTTGATGACCCGGCAGGCGGCCTTGTTGTGGAGCTGCTCCCGGATGGCGTCGGTGGGCACCAGCTCGGTCATGTCCAGCATGGCGTCCGGGTCGCGGGCGAACACGCCGGAGCCGCTGGCACGGTCCATGCTGCGCTTGCCGCCCTGTGCACCTTTGCTGTGGTGATGGCAGTAGATCACGGCGCAGTCCAGCGCGCGGCACACAAGGTCGAACTGGTTGCAGAACTTCGCCATCTGGTCGGCGCTGTTCTCATCGCCGGTGATGACCTTATAAATGGGGTCGAGGATGACGGCGGTGTAGCCTTTTTTCTGCGCCCGGCGGATGAGTTTTGGGGCCAGCTTGTCCATGGGAACAGATGCGCCGCGCAGATTCCAGATGTCGATGTTCTTCAGATTGTCCGGTGCAAGGCCGAGGGCAGTGTACACGTCCTTGAAGCGGTGCAGACAGGACGCCCGGTCCAGCTCCAGATTGATGTACAGCACCTTGCCCTGTGCGCAGGAGAACTGGCCCAGCCACGGCTTGCCCTCGGCAATGGCGATGCACAGCTCGATGAGGGCGAAGCTCTTGCCCGCTTTGCTGGGACCCGCCAGCAGCATCTTGTGGCCCTTGCGCAGCACCCCGAAGATGAGCGGGTCGGCCAGCGGCGGCAGGCTCTCCCAATCGGCGGCGAGGTTCTCGGTGTCCGGCAGTTCATCCGTCTCCGCTTCCAGCCAGTCCCGCCACTCATCCCAGCAGGATCTGCCGATGTTCGTTTCCAGCAGCACCTGCCGCTTGTCACCGCGCGGGATGCCGGGCATCCGGCTCAGGCGGGAAGGGTTGCGGTTCTGCTGGTCGATGGTCAGGCCGTTTTTCTGGCAGGCGGCGTAAAGGTAATCCACCCGTTTGCGGTACTCGGCATAGTCCGGGGCATCCACCTTGACGATGGCATGGACGCTTTTGCCGCCGGAGTACACCAGCGCCGCACAGGGCAGTTCCAGCTGCTTGATGATGGCCTGCTGCTTGCCCAGCTCCATGTTGTCGCACTCCACGAGGGCGTAGCGGTAGGCGGTGATGTTGGCATCCTTGCGGCCGGTGCCGTCTACGGGATTGAAGCAGATCCACGCGCCCACTTCGGGGTCCCAGTCGCCCAGCACCTTGCCGAGGTCGCCGCCGCAGGTGTCCAGCTCGGCGATGAGCTGCTTCGCGGTGCGGCTCCAGCTGCCGCGCGTCGGGCGGCGCTTGTCGTCGGCCATGAAGCTTTCGGTGACATAGGCCACATACTCATCTTCCTCGAACAGTGCCTGCAGATAGCGCTTGAGCTGGTCGGCAGGGTCCCACTGCTCGGGCAGGTTCAACTCGTGAGCTTCCACCCAGCGCGGGTCCACAAGACGGCCTTCCGGCTGGGCACCGGGCCCGGCCGAAATGTCGTCGGTCCAATCAAGTTCGTGGCCTGCGGGGCCGCTCCATCCGTGGGAATAAGCCAGCTGAAAGATGCTGCTGGCCGTGACGGGGCTTGCCCCGCCGCCGTGAAAGCTCTCCCATTTCTTAACGCACTCGCCCTTGTGATAGCGGCCTGCGTCGCGGGTGCTCCACTGCTCCCAGACAGTCACCGGCAGGCCGGAGTCTTTCAGCCCCATGCCCACCATGAGCCATTCATCATAGGTCAGGGCGGACGGGGAGATGAAGTCCAATGCTTCCTTGAGTTCATTTTCATGTTCCATTCGCGTTACCATCCAAAGTTAAAAGGACTGTCCGGTGCGGCGGGCGGTTCCGCAGGCGGGGTGTAGGTCTTGGGGTTCACGCCTTTGGGCACGCCGCGCCAGCCCTGCGCCGCAATGCGGTCGATCATGTGCTTGGCTGCGTCGAAGCTCCATGTGCCCACACTCTGGAAGCCGTAGCGTTCCAGCACGCGGATCTGTTTGGGCGTGGTCAGGCCCTCGGCGCGGCGTTTGTTCAGCCGGTCCAGCAGCAGAGATGCTTTGCCGGCCGATTCTACGGCGTCCGGCAGGATGCCCATCTTCTCGAGGGCGGCAGACTGCTCGGCGCTGGGCGGGCCCGCTTTCCAGCCAAAAGCCGGCACATACCCGGCAAGGTCCTCGGCCTGAATGCTCATCTCGTACTGCAGCGGGTCCACCAGCTTGGCCTTTTTGCGGCGCTGTTCTTCCAGCTGCTTGGCGAGGGCTTCCTCCCGCTGGGCCACTACGTCCTCGCTGGCCTGCACGGCGGCTTCCTCGATGTCCTCAGGGCAGCCGGTCTGGGCCAGATTTTCGGTCATCTGGCGGGCCACGGTGCGGTCCTCGCAGACAAGGTCTGCCGGGCGGCACAGCTCGTGCTTGTCGGTCATCCAGAGGAAATCCAGCAACAGCAGGTCGGTCTTGCCCGGAGAAAGCCGGGTGCCGCGCCCCACCATCTGGCTGTACAGGCTGCGCACCTTCGTGGGGCGCAGCACCACCACGCAGTCCACGGACGGGCAGTCCCAGCCCTCGGTGAGCAGCATGGAGTTGCAGAGCACATTGTACTTGTCGGCTTCGAAATCGGTCAGCACCTGCTTGCGGTCGTCGCTCTGGCCGTTGACCTCGGCGGCGCGGAAGCCGTGCGCGTTGAGCAGGTCGCGGAACTTCTGACTGGTCTTGATGAGGGGAAGGAACACCACCGTTTTGCGGTCACGGCAGCGCTGGGCCATTTCGGCAGCGATCTGTTCGAGGTACGGGTCCAGCGCGGTGCCCAGCTGGCCCAGCGAGTAATCGCCGCTGGTAAAACCAACGTCGGTGATATCCAGCTTCAGTGGGATGGTCTGGGCCATGATCTTGCACAGATAGCCCTCCTTGATGGCGTCGGTCAGCTTGTACTCGAAGGCCAGACTGTCGAACACCTCGCCCAGATTGCGCATGTCGCCGCGGTCGGGCGTGGCGGTGACGCCCAGCACACGGCCGCCGTTGGTGACGAGGGTGCCGTCCTCCCGGATGGCGGTGCCGGAGTGGTAAACCGTGATGTTGGTCTCCCCTGCCAGCTGGCCGTCGGTCAGGCCGGAGATGGGCTTGCCCTTCTCGTAGGCCACCGGGTAGCCGCCGGAGGCCAGAATAACACAGCAGGCCGCGCCCTCGGAGAATTTGACCTCGGTATCGGCC